TCATGGCCACCTCCTTCGGCGGTCGGGAACGGACATGCTCGCCCAAGACTTCGACGCCGCCCCGCCGGCAGTGGTCGCGCAGATCGCCGGGCGCCTCTCGGCGATCCTGGCTGAGATCGAGGCCTTGCCGGTGGAGAGGAAGTCACCCCTCGATGAGCTTGCTTCACGCCGTACGGATCGGATCGCAGCGGCCAAGGCTGAGCAGCCTGCCCGCAAACCGACGCGCCAGCGTAGGACCGGAAGCGATTGAGCTGGCAGCGCTCGCCGGGCTCGTGCTCGACGACTGGCAACAGTGGGTGCTGACCAACGCCCTTGCCGAGCAGGACGACTTCCAGTGGTCAGCGTTCGAGGTGGCGCTGATCGTTGCCCGTCAGTGCGGCAAAGGGTCCATCCTCGAAGCCCGCCAACTGGCAGGACTCGCGCTGCTCGCAGAGCGACTCCAGGTTCACACCTCGCACGAGTTCAAGACGTGCTTCGAACACTTCCTCCGCATGGTCAACCTGGCCGAATCCTGTCCGGAAGTCGACAGGCAGATCATGCGCATCCGCCGTGGAGCCGGTGAGCAGTCGATCGAAATGCGATCTGGCGCCCGTCTCCGGTTCATCGCCCGCTCCGGTGGATCCGGGCGCGGCATGTCCGGCGACACGGTGTACCTCGATGAGGCCTTCGCGCTGACCGCTCCAATGATGGGCGCGCTACTGCCAACGCTCTCGGCTCGTCCGAACCCTCAGATCTGGTACACGTCGTCGGCCCCGTTGTCGACATCGGTGGTCCTCCATGGCGTCCGTGACCGAGGCATCGAGGGCAAAGCGCCACGATTGCTGTTCGCAGAGTGGTCGGCACCGGCCGGTAGCGCTCCGGACGACACCGACGCTTGGTACCAGGCAAACCCCGCTCTCGGTATCCGCATCGATGAGAACTTCGTTCGCGCCGAGCTGGACGCGCTGAGCAACACCCCCGACGAGTTCCTTCGTGAGCGTCTCGGCATTCCCGATCCGCTCCCATCCGAGATCGCACCGGACCCCAAGCTCGACCAGGACAAGTGGATGGCCACCGAGATCGACGTACGGGTGCCCGAGGGTGGCCCGCATCCGCATGTGAAGCCGGGCGAATGCACGATGGCGTACGACATCCACAACGGGTGGTCGTCGGTGTCGATCGCGTCGGGTTCGCTCGCCGGGTCGTACGTGGAAGTGATGCAGTGGGCGCCCGGTGACGGCTGGCTCGGCCCGTACCTGGTCGACAAGTTCCGCACGTGGCGCCCGACGAAGATCGGGCTGGATGGCACGAACGGGCCTGCCGTCGCAGCGCTCGGTGTGATCCGTGAGGCGTTCGAGGACGCCGGCCTGCGCACGGATGTGCTCGAGCCGTTGACCGCTGGTGCGCACAAGGCGGCGTGCGGCGGCATGTTCCAGGCGGTCACGAACGGCACCGTGCAACGTCCTCGGCTGCCGGATGGTGAGGACCAGCTGCGCACCGCTGGGCTGAAGGCGTCGGAGCGTGTGGTGGGCAACTCGTTCGACTGGGACCGCAAGGCGCCCGGCATCCCGTTGGCCACGTTGGAATCGGCGACCGTCGCCCGGGCGCTGCTGCCCGAGAAGGCCGCCGCCGAGTTCTTCATGTACTGACCCCCAACCCATTGAGGAGCCCTCTCATGGATCGTCGCAAGTTCCTGCGTGCATCAGGTCTCGCAGCCATCGCTGCCGCCGTGTCAAAGACCACGCTGCCGAGCACGGCGCGTGTCGCAACAGAGGTTGAAGTCGACCACCGCCCTGCGGTTGCTGCATTGCGCGAGATGCGCACCGAACGTGCCCGAGGGTGGCCCGTATCTGCCGGCGGCTCGCTGCTCGCCTGCCGCACGAGACGTAGCGGTAGCCGCGGTCGAAGCGTGTTCGACGACACCCCGTTCACCGTTGCTGGCTGAGCATGTCCGTTCCCGACCGCCGAAGGAGGTGGCCATGAGCAAGCGCATCTCCAACGCGCTCGAGTTGGCCGGTTCGGCGCTCGTCGTGATCGGCGTGGATCGTTGGTCGAACCCGGCTGCGTTCATCGTCGCCGGCGCCCTCCTGTGGGGCTACTCGATGAAGGCGGGCCGCTCGTGAGCATCCTGTTCACGCGAGACCGTCCACCGGCCGCCGCCGAGGCGCGGTCCGGTTCGTACACGCTGCAGCAGCTCGCTGGCCTGGTTGCCGGGTCCGTGCGCGGCGTACCGACCGTCACGTCAGACACGGCGATGCGACACGACGCCGTCTGGTCATGCCGCACACGCATCGCGCAGGACGTGTCGATGATGCCGGTCGACACGGTGCGGTACGTCAACAAGCAGCGCCAGGAAGTGACCCCGGCACCGCAGATCATCGTGGCGCCATCGGTGAACATCCCGGCGTTGGACTGGCGGTACCAGGTCGTCGATTCGTGGCTCGCTGACGGCAACGCGTGGGGCCTGGTGACCGAGACCACGGCTGATGGCCGGTACCCAACCCGTATCGAGCTCGTGGCGCACAACGACGTGCGCCCGTCGGCGTCCGGTGTCCGGTTCGAGGTGCATGGCAAGGAACGTGCGTTGTGGCCGGTCGGTGATCTGTGGTGGGTGCCGGCGTACACGGTGGCCGGGCAGATGCTCGGCCTGTCGCCGATCGGGTACCACCGGGAGACCATCCGAAACGGTCTCGCTGCGGAGCGGTTCTCTGGTGACTTCTTCCTTGATGGTGGGCACCCGTCCGGGGTGCTGACCGTCGCCGGCGACCCGGGCGAGAAGGCCGGGTCGTTGAAGGAACGTCTGCTGAATCTGACCAAGGGGACCCGTGAGCCGCTGATCCTGCCGGCAGGGACCGACTGGAAGCAGATGCAGGTCAACCCGTCGGACTCGCAGTTCATCGACACGATGCGCTACACCGCCGAGCAGGTGTGTCGGATCTACGGGGAGGACCCGGCCGATCATGGCTGCTCGGGTTCGGGTGGTGCGATCACGTACGCGAACCGGTCGGATGCGGACCTGGCCCGGTTCAAGCGCCGCCAGTTCTGGGTCACGAAGCTGCAGGAATCGTTGACGGCGCTGCTGCCGCGCCCGCAGGTCGTGAAGCTGAACACGTCGTCGTCGCTGATGATGACCGCGAAGGAACGCCACGAGCTCCACCAGCTTCGCCTGCGGAACAAGACGACCACGATCAACGAGGTTCGACGCATCGAGGACGAGACCCCGTTCGACGCTGCAGCGAACGCGAACCCGTACGAGAACCCCGGGCTCCCCGCCGCCGTCCCGCTGGCATCGCCCGGCACGGCCCCCGATCCAACACAAGGAGGTGCCGCGTGAGCGCACCCGTAGACGACCTCTTCCGAGGGCTGCTTGCCGGTGTCGACCTGCGTTCGGCCGACGACACCACCAGCGCAGACGCCACCACGATCTTCGGGCACTTCTCCGTGTTCGACACATGGTACGAGATCGACTCGTACCTCGAAGGTCGGTTCCTCGAGCGCACCGCCAAGGGTGCGTTCAAGAAGACGATCAAGGAGAACCGGGACTCGCTGATCGTGCAGCTCGACCACGGCTACGACGCCACCGTTGGCGATCTGCCGCTCGGAGCGATCGAGGTGCTGCGCGAGGACGACATCGGCCCCTACTACGAAGTCGCCGCGTACGACACCGACTACAACCGTGACCGGGTCATGCCGCTCCTCACCGGCCGCACCCTGGATGGGCGCACGCTCGGCTCGGCGCTCGGTTCGTCGTTCCGGTTCCGGGTGACCAAGGAGGACTGGGTGGAGCCCCGCAGCGCCACCCCGTCGAACCCGGACAAGCTCCCCGAGCGCACCATCCGCGAGGTCCGCCTGTACGAGTTCGGGCCCACCGTGTTCCCCGCAAACCCGGCGGCCACGGCGTCGGCCCGGTCGCTCACCGACCACTACTTCGCACGTCGCCTCGCGCGCACCGGCCAAGCCGAACGCGCCGCACGCGACCTGCTCACCATCTCCGGCCTGCCAGCCGGCCACGCCACTGGCACACCGAACCCCACCGAGCCGGCATCCGGCCACTCGGCGGTCAGCAACCAACCGGCACTCGCACGCCTCGCGCTCGAGTTCGCCGACCTCTGACCCCCAAGGAGACCCCCATGTCCACGTTCATCGACACCCTGCAGGCGCGCGCCAAGGCGCTCACCACCGAAGCAGACACCCTCACCAACGAGCGCGCAGCGCTCAAGGCCGAGGTCGACACCCTCACCGCCGACGAGACCCGCACCGCCGACCAGGTCGACGCACGCGCCTCGGAGATCATCGCCCGATCGACCGCCATCAAGGAACGGCAGGCCGCTCTGGCGACCGAGCTCGCCGACGTGAACGGTCGCATCGCCGAGCTCACCGATCTCGACCAGGCCCGCTCGGCGGCCCCTCGCGGCCCGGAGTTCATCCGCAAGCCCGACGCCCCCACGTTCGCCGACGTCCGTTCGATGAACCGTGGCGAGCTCCGTTCGGCCGCCCTGCGCCGCATCGAAGCGCAGCCCGACCACATGATCGAGGGCCGCAACCGCGACCACCTCGAGAAGCTGATCTCGACCCGCACGAAGAACACCGACGGCGACCAGATCGCCCGGCGCCTCCTCGTCACCGAGACCGACACGTACCGGTCGGCGTGGACGAAGGCGATGACGCAGCTGCAGCCGGCGTTCACCCCGGAGGAGTCCCACGCGATCAACGAGTTCCGTGCCATGAGCATCGGCACCGCCGCGTCGGGCGGGTACGGCGTCCCCGTCATCATCGACCCGACGATCATCCTGACCAGCGGCGCCGCAGACGCCCCGCTGCTGTCGGTGTGTCGCATCGAGACGATCACGAACGACGAGTGGAAGGGCATCAGCTCGGCCGGTACCGCCTGGTCGACCGACGGTGAAGCCGTCGCCGTGTCGGACGACTCGCCGACCCTCGCCCAGCCGAACGTGCCCACCTACATGGGTCGCGGTTTCATCCCGTACTCCATCGAGGTCGGCATGGACTACCCCGGCTTCGCCAACGAGATGCGGATGCTGCTCGAGCAGGGCTACATCGACTGGCTCGCCACGAAGACCGCGACCGGTTCCGGTTCGTCGGACCTCACCGGCTGGTTCACCGCGCTCGACGCGAACACGAACGTCGAGGTCGTCGTGACGACCGACGGCGCGTTCGGTGCGGTCGACATCGACAAGGTGTGGGCCGCCCTGCCGGAGCGGTTCCGTTCGCGCGCCGTGTGGTTCATGAACGTCGACGTCGAGAACGAGATCCGCGGGTTCGGTTCGGGCACCGCAACCTCGCGGTTCACGGTCGACCAGACGCAGGCCGGCATCAGCCGTCTCAACGGTCGCAGCGTGATCCTGTCGGACTACGCCCCGACGTTCACCGGCACCACCGGCGCCTCGAACATCCTGATCGTCGGCGACCCGTCGACGTTCCTCGTGGCGCAGCGCGCTGGCATGACCGTCGAGCTCGTCCCGCACCTGTTCGACGTCACCAACAACCGTCCCACCGGTTCGCGCGGCTGGTTCGCGTACGCCCGAGCCGGTTCGGACTCGATCGTCGACAACGGTTCGCGACTCCTGCAGAACCAGTGACCTGACGGTCCACAACGTCGCTCACCCCCGGCCGTTCAGGGCTGTCGGCCGGGGGTGGGCAACAGCCCTCACAGCCCTGGAAGAAGGACACCGTGCTCAAGTTCGCCAACTCCACCACCGCCGTCCGGTACGGCGCCACGATCGTGCGGATCGCCGAAGGCGACCCCTGGTACGCCGACGACCCGTTCGTCATCGCACGTCCCGAGCTGTTCACCGACGAACCGGTGCGCGTGTTCGGGACCCGTCCAGCACCCGTCGAGCAGGCCACGGCCCGCCCCGGCGAGCGTCGGACGACCCGCCGTGGCTGACACGTTCATCGCGTACCTCCACCCGAACGAGATCCCGGCGACGTTCCACAAGTCGCTCACCGACCTGTACGGGTGGGACGCCTCCCACCACCGCCGGCTCGGCGGCTATGCATCCGTCCGGTGCGCCACCGGCGGCGTCCCCGAGGGCCGCAACCAGGTCGCCGCCGAGTTCCTGAAGAGCGGCGACGAATGGCTGTTCCTCATCGATGCGGACATGGGCTTCCGGCCCGACGTCCTTGACGAGCTGCACGCCGCCGCCGACAAGGATCTGCGCCCGATCGTCGGCGGCCTGTGCTTCGCGCAACGCGAAGTCGGCCACGACGGCCGCAACGGCTTCCGAGTCCAAGCGCTCCCCACCATCTACGACTTCATCGAACACCCGGACGGGCGGCACCGGTTCACCGGTCGCGCCCACTACCCGGCCAACACCGTCACCATGTGCGCCGGCACCGGGGCCGCCTGCCTGCTGATCCACCGAACGGTGATCGAACAGGTCCACGCCGAGTACGGGCCCGCATGGTTCGACCGGACACGAGGATCCGACGGCAGTCTGCTCGGCGAGGACATCTCGTTCTTCGTCCGCACCGGGTCGCTCGGCATCCCCTGCCACGTCCACACCGGTGTGAAGCTCACCCACTTCAAGAACGTGTGGCTCGGCGACGACGAGTTCTGGCGGCAGTTCTCCCCACCCCCGGCAACCGAACCGGTCACCGTGATCGTCCCGGTGTTGCACCGGCCCGACAACGTGCGACCGTTCATGGAATCGCTGCGCGCGTCCACCGGTCTCGCAGAGGCGTGGTTCGTGTGCGAACCCGACGACCTGCTTGAGTGGGCCGAGGTCGAGAAGCACGGCGCACGCCGCCTGGTGCACCCCGGCACGTTCGCCCAGAAGGTCAACGCTGTCATCGACCAGGTCACCACCCCGTGGGTGTTCCTCGCCGGTGACGACGTGCGGTTCCGGCCGGGCTGGTTGGACCATGCCGAGTTCATCGGCCGCAAGTACGGCGCAGCTGTGGTCGGCACGAACGACCTCGGCAGCGAACGGGTCAAGAACGGCGAGCACGCCACGCACCTGCTGATCGACACCGAGTACGTGCGCGAGGTCGGGGCGTCATGGGACGGGCCCGGCACGGTGTGCCACGAGGGGTACCGGCACTGGTACGTCGATGACGAGATCGTCACGGCCGCCAAAGAACGCGGGGTGTGGCAAGCAGCCCTCGGGTCGATCGTCGAGCACATGCACCCGATGTTCGGCAAGGCCGCCGACGACGACGTGTACACGGCCGGCCAGGCCCACGCACAACAGGACAGGGTCACGTTCCAGCGGAGGTTGAAGGCTCATGCATGACGCAGTCATCGCCTACGTCGGTCAGTCCCCGGCCGCGCGCACCGGGTCCGTGCTCGAGTTCGGGTCACGGAACATCAACGGCAGCATCCGCGCTCTGTTCCCGCACGCATCCAGCTACGTCGGTGTCGACCTCGCCGAAGGCCCTGACGTCGACATCGTCGCCGACGCTGGCACCGTTTCCGTGCCCGGCCTGTTCGACACCGTGGTCTGCTGCGAGGTGTTCGAACACGCCGACGACCTGGCGTGCCAGATGATCGTGACGAACGCCCACGCCCACCTCAAGGCCGGGGGCGTGTTCGTCGCCACGATGGCCGGCCCCGGGCGCGGTGAGCACTCAGCAATCGACGGCGCCGGGCTGCACCCGGGCGAGTTCTACCGCAACGTCGACCGCATCTTGCTCGCCTGCTGGCTCGAGACCGCCGGGTTCTTCGAGTACGAGATCGATCAGGCGGGACGCGACATGCGCTGCACCGCCCGGAAGGCGGCCTGAGTGGCGATCATCACCGAAGCACAGGTCAAGGCGTACGCCAAGGAGACCACCTCAGGCAACGACGCACAGTGGACGTTCGCGACGAACGCCGCGAACGCCTGGATCCCCCGGCACTGCCTCCGGTCGTTCGCCACGGTCGCCGGCTCCGCGACGGCACGCGTGTACACCCCTGAGTCGTTGACCCTCACCCGGTTCCACGACGCCCACGAGGTCACGGCCGTGGCGATCAACGGATCCACGATCGATGCGAGCTCGTACCAGCTCGAGCCGCTGAACCAGCTGAACCAGGCCGACCAATACCGGCCGTACGACCGGGTGCGGCTCATCACCGGCGCCATGTTCGACACCGACCGCAACCAGGCCACCGTCACCGTGACCGCCAAGTGGGGGTGGAACGCGATCCCCTCGGAAGTGACGCTGGCCGCGCTCATCCTCGCGGTCGACCTGTACCGCAACCGTGAGATGCGGTTCGGTGTCATCTCGACCACCGAGTTCGCCGGTGTTCGCGCCCGGGCGAACCCGCAGGTGCTCGAGCTGCTGTCGGACTTCCGGCGCGACGAACTGAGCATGGCGTGAGCACCTCGTTCGACATCGCCGCCATCCGGGACGCCGCTGTCACCCTGTGGAGTGCGGCGCTGACCGGGATCAACGTGCGCGCGTACCCGTCCCCCGGTGGAGCGCTCCCATCACTCACCCTGGACGCCGCCGAAGAAGACAGCGGATACGCCCACTACGACGACACATTCCAAACGCAGACCCCGACGCTGTACCTGTCGGCCGAACTGGTCCTGCCGATCCTCGGTGACATCCCGTCCACACTGCGCGCCGTCGACGGCTACCTCGGGGTCGGGACCGCCACCAGCCTCCACGACGTGTTCGCCACGCACCGCACACTCGGCAGCCTCGTCGGCGACGTCGCCGTCGTCCGCTCGTCCCGGCCAGTCCCAGTCGTCGAGACCGGCAACGAGACCGCAGAGGCCACCGCCGTCATGGTCTCAATGCTGCTGAAGGTCATGATCCTGTGAGGGTGCTCCTCGTCGAGCCAGGCCCACACTTCTCGGTCGCCGATGTGTGCGACGGACTCCACGCCGGGCTCATCGCGAACGGTGTCGACGTGTGCCGCCTCAACCTTGCCGACCGGCTCAACTTCTACACCGAGGCCCGCATCGAACGGCACGGCAAGCTCGTCCGCGCGTTCGAAGAGAACGCAGCGATTGCGATGGCCGCCAAGGGCATCGAGGTCGCCTGCTACGAGTTCTGGCCTGACGTCGTCATCGTCGTGTCCGGGTTCTTCGTTCCCCCGGAGGTGTGGGGCGTGCTCGCCCGCCGCCCGCACCACGTGGTGCTGTGGTGCACCGAATCCCCGTACGAGGACGACCGGCAGGCCCAACCTGGCCGGTACGTCGACACCGTCGTCCTGAACGACCCCCGCAACCTCGGGTCGTTCTGCTCGAGCGTGAACCCAGCGTCGTACTACTTCCCGCACTCGTACAACCCCGACCGCCACCACCCGGGCCCCGCCGACCCGGACCTCGAGTGCGACTTCGCGTTCGTCGGCACCGGGTTCCCGTCACGCATCGAGTTCTTCGAACAGGTCGACTGGACCGGGATCAATGCCACGTTCGCCGGGAACTGGCAGCAGGTCAGCATCAACTCGCCGTTGTTCCCGATGCTCGCGAACGACCGATCGGAGTGCGTCGACAACGCTGACGCCGCCCGCCTGTACCGGTCGGCGAAGGTGACCGCAAACCTGTACCGCAAAGAGACCTCGGAGAACGGGCAGGCCGACGGGTGGGCAATGGGCCCCCGTGAAGTCGAGCTCGCTGCGTGCGGGTCGTTCTTCATGCGTGAACCGCGCGGCGAAGGTGACGAGCTGTTCCCGATGCTGCCGACGTTCACGACGCCAATCGAGTTCGAGCAGCAGTTGCGCTGGTGGCTCGCCCACCCGACCGAACGTGCCGAGGCCGCCGCCGCAGCGCACGCTGCGATAACCGACCGGACGTTCACGAACACCGTGCAACGACTCCTCACCATCGTCGGCGCCCACCAGGCCGCCGCCTAGTTCAGCCCCACACACCAACCACCCAAGGAGGCCGTAATGGCTCGTCTCGCAGGCCGCAATGGGGCCCTCTACGCCAACATCACTTCGGGTGGTACGGCAGAGCCCATCGCCTATCTGAACACCTGGTCGCTCGACCAGTCCACCCCGAAGATCAAGGTCACCGCGTTCGGTGACACCTCGGAGATCTACGTGGCCGGCCTGCCGGACGCGCAGGGTCAGTACGCCGGGTTCTACGACAACGCCACTGCGCAGCTGTACACGGCTGCGACGGATGGTGTGGCCCGCAAGTTCTACCTGTACCCGGACCGGACGAACACGGCCCAGTACTGGTTCGGCACGGCAATCTTCGACTTCTCGATCTCGGTGAAGTCGGACAGCTCGGTCGACATCTCGGGCGCGTTCGCTGCAGCGTCGTTGACCGCCAAGGTCGGCTGATGATCCAGGCGCGGACCAGGTTGGGGATTGACCTTGAGCGGCACTCGTTGCTGCGCAAGACGTCCCCGACCTACCGCGCCTGGCTGGCCAAGGTGCGGCCGGCCGTGCACACGGTCACGCAGCTGGTCGCGTTGGACGAGTCGCTCACCACCTGGTTGGCCACCCGGATCGACTTCAAGCATCGACCGTTCGGCTACCAGGTGCTCGGGTTGCGCGAGTACTGGACGGTGCTCCACACGCCGCCGGCGGCACCGGGTTGGTTGACCACGATCGGAGACTGACGTGGCGTCGTACAACTCGTTCGCCGCTGCGGCCGCCCCGTACAGGGCGCTCGGCCAGATCCTGTCGGGCAACGGCCCCGACATCCGCGCGGTCAACGCCAAGGTTGGCGGCAGGGCCCAACAGATAGCGCGGCGGGTCATTGCTGGTGACCTCGGAGGCGACGATCGGTTCTCCGGGTGGGCTGAAGCGCCGCTCGCGATGACCTACATCGACGCCACGATGCCCGGACCGGGCATCGTGTTCCATCCGACTCGTGACGGTGCCGGACCAACCACGGTCGCCACCGTGGGCCGGAACAAGGGGAACGCCTCTGGGTTCCAGGGACCGGGAGCAAACGCACGCACCGGCGCCACATCGCGCACCAAGTCGGGCGCAGTCCGCAAGGTGCGAGCCCGCAAGAACAAGCGGTGGAACGGCTACACGCAAGGCAAGGGCACCGCCGACAAGATCGTCGCTGCCCTCAACTCCGAGCTGCCAGAAGTAGTGGCAACCGGGATCTTCGACATCACGAACAGAACGCTCGGGGGGTGACATGACGAACCGCGTAACCACCGAAGTTCGCTACATCGTCGATGACGCTCTCAAGGCTCTGAGCTCGGTCTCGGCCGAACTGGACGGCACCGAGTCGTCTGCAAAGAAGGCCGCCGCGCAGATCCGGGCGATGGCCGATGTGATCGAGGCGAACGCGAAGGCGTCAGCAGCGGCGGTGGAGGCGCTGTCAACGGCGTTGGGCGCTGAGTTCGTCTCCGACCTTGAGCGCACAGGCGGCTCCGTCGACGGCCTCGTCTCCGATCTGCGCAGCGCAGGGGTCGCTTTCAACGACATTGAAGCCGAGGCTGACGAACTGGCGGCAGCACTTCGCCGGGCGGAAGAGGCAGGCCGGAACGCCGGTGCTGGGATCGGAGACAGCTCGGGTCGCGCTCACAGCGGGCTTGCCAAGGTCGCCAAGGAGGGCGACAACTCGCGCAACGTGCTTGCCAACATGGTCGGCAACTCCGTGCAGGACGTTGGCGCTCTCGCTGGCGTCAGCGGCACTGCCGGCGTCGCAATCGGGCAGTTGGCCGAGTACGCCGCCGACGGCAACATCAGCCTCAAGGGGCTTGCTACGGCGGGCCTGGCGATGGGTGGGGTGGCGACGGTCCTTTGGGCTGTCAACTATGCCGCAGAGGCGCAGAAGGAGCGCATCGACGCGATCACGGCGTCGATCAAGGAACTGTCGACGGCGTCCGACGAGCAGGTGCTCGACTCGTTCTTCGATTCACTCACGAACACGCTGTTCACGGGCGGCAACTTTCAGGGCATGGTCACGCAGATGGCCCAGGAAAATCTCCCTGGCCTGAAGCGCTCGCTGGACATCGCCGCCGAGTCAGGGCAGTTCAGCGCCGAGATGCTCGACATGATGGCCGACGCCATTGACGAGGCCGAGCGCGCCGCCGCACAGGGTGCCGAGACGAATGAGCGGTACGGCGACTCAACCCGTAGCGCGGCCGCTGCGAGTCGCGCGTGGCAGATGTCCAGCGCTGAGATCACCAAGGATCTCGACAACAACACGCGCGCAGCGCTGAACGCCGCCGCCGCCGCCGTGATGTACCGGGCCAACCTGGGCGAGATCCCCGATGAGGTGATGACCGAGCTACGTGCCGCGATTGATCGCGGCGACATCGACGCCATCTGGGCGATTCTCGGCCAGTTGTCGCTGGGCATCGACGTGCCGGTTCGGATTGTGACCACGACAGTTGGTCAGACATCACTCGGCGACGTCGCAGCCGGCTCCAAGTCACTGGCGGGTCGGTTCGCCCCCAAGGTCAAGGCGCCGAGCGGCGGCGGAGGCGGCGGGGGAGGCGGCGGCGGTGGTGGTGGTGGAGGTTCGGGCAAGTCGCCGGCCGACGAAGCCAAGGAAGCCGCCGACGCGTGGGACAAGGCCATGGCGCGCCTGTTCGAGTTCGGCAAGATCACTCGCGAGGAGTACCGCGCGTACCTCGATGGCCAGATGGCCGACGAGGACGAGCTGTCCGACGAGTACTACCGGCACTGGCAGGAACGGCAGAAGCTCGACAAGGAAGAGGCCGACGCCAAGAAGCGCGCCGACGACGAGGAGAAGAAGCGCGCGGACGACCTCGCCAGGCGCCAGGAGGAGCAGACGCAGCGCGAACTCGACCGGCTCGCGATCGTCGAAGGGGCACGCCTCGCCGCTCTCGAGACGTTCAACGGTGCAGGCCCGATGCTGGTCGTCAACGCCAACACCCCGGCCGACACGATCCGCCATCTCGAGGACTGGATCCGAAACAACGGCGCCGGCGCCCTGACGCAGGGGATCGCGAACCCATGACGCTGCCCGTGTTGAAGGTCGAGATGGCGTTCGGGTACGACCCGTACGACACCGCCCCCGCCTGGACCGACATCACCAGCTACGTGCTGAAGTCGCCCGGCGTGAAGGTCGACCGCAAACTCGGCCAGGCCGGCACGATCACCATGACGCTCAAGAACCGGGACCGCCGGTTCGATCCGACGCACACCGCCGGCCCGTACTACGGGCAGCTGGTGCGCGGTGTCCAGGGTCGGGTGACGGGCACGCATTCGGCCACGACGTACACGCTCGCCGAGTTCTGGGTGAAGGGCTGGCCCCAGCAGTTGGGCACCCCCTCGGAGAAGAACTCGACCGTTGAGCTCGACTGTGTCGACGCGTTCGGGTGGATGGCCCGCACCCGGCTGCCCGACGACCTGGTGTACACGGTCGCGAACTCGCTCGGCACGCTCACCGGGTTCCTCCGCGAGACCGACGACTACGCGTGGCTCGACTCCACCTCCGGCGACAACGACGCAACACTGGTCATCGGTACCCGCAAGTCCGGGCCGACGCTCGCACCGGGCTCGACATCGCCGTCGATCGGGTTCAACGGGACCACGATCTACGGCGTCGACCAGTGGGTGCCGACCGGGCCGTGGTCGCTGGCGTTCTGGATGACCTGCCAGACAAACAAGGACCAGCGATCCGACGTCATCGCCTCGTTCAGCCCGAGCAGCTATCTCAGCTCGTCCTCATCCGGCATCCCCGGTGCAGGAACGAACACCAAGTACATCGCCGTGGACACCGATGGACGACTCGAGGTGTTCCAGTCGGTGTTCTCCGGGTTCACGCTCGACAGCCAGTTCACAACTGACGTCGTCGTCGGCGACGGGCAGCCGCACCACATCGTGATCACCGGCGACGCAGGAGCCCTTGACGTCCCAAACGTCTACGTTGACGGCAACCCCCGGCTGCTCACCGACAACTCGGATCCCGGGGCCTCGTACTGGATCCCGAAGCTCGTCACGATCGGTTCCTGGACGTTCAACGGGTCCATCCAAGACGTCGCCTGGTACGACTCGCAGCTGTCGGCTGCGTCGGTCGCCCAGCTGTACAACTACTCGCGCGGCTACGTCGAAGAACCCATCGAGGACCGGGCCACCCGCTACCTCAATGACGGCAGCTGGCCTGCAGCGTGGCGGGACATCTCGACCACGATGCGCGCCACCTGCGGGAAGCTGGTCTACAACTCGCGAACGCTCGTCGACGCGCTGCAGGAACTGGACCGCACCGAGCAAGGCCGCACCTTCGCGACGAAGGACCGGAAGATCAAGACGCTCTCCCGGTACTTCACGATCGACTCAACCCGCTCGGCGACGTCGCAGGCCACGTTCGCCGATGACGGCACGAACGTCCCGTACCAGTCGCTCGCGTTCAAGTGGGACGACGGCGACGGTGTGGTGCTCAACGACGTCACCGTCACCGCTGCGCTCGTCGGGCGCGGCCGCGCCAAGGATCAGGCGTCCATCGATGCGATCGGCCCGGCAGCGAAGGTGATCGACACCGTGCTCACCACGCAGACCGAAGCGGCCGGGATGGCTGCGTGCACCGTCGCCCTGAACGGCGAACCGGTGCTCAGGTCCGACCCGATCCTGGTGATGCCAGAGCGGCGGCCGGCGTGCTGGCCGACCGTGCTCGGTCTCGAGCTTGCTGATCGGGCGACGTTCAAGTCGACGCCGATGGGTGTTGGTTCGCAGATCAGTGAGGAGTTGCTGTTGTCGCAGATCACGTGGCAGGCCGGTGACCAGTGGTCGCTGGTTGTTGCTGGCGATCCGATCACGACCGGCTGGTTCATCGTTGGCTCGTCCCTTGTGGATGGCCCTGACATCGTGGGGTACTGACCGTGGGAGACAAGACAGCGTGGTCCAGCGGGCCGGTCACCGAATCGGACATCAACACCTACCTGTCGCACACCGGTGGGGCGTGGAACACGTGGACGCCGATCATCACCCAGTCCGGCACGGTCAGCGTCACGGTCACTCATGCCCGCTGGTTCCGTGCCGGTCGCTTCATCACGTTCTACACGGCGCTCACCGCGACGAGCTCGGGCACCGGATCGAACAACGTCACGATGAGTCTGCCCGTCACATCAGCGAGCTCCGGGCACGTCATCCCGGGCGGCGGCCTGATCTTCGATTCATCGGCGTCCACGAACTACCCCGGGTTGCCGTACCTGGCGTCGACCACCACGGTGGCGCTCGTCCCAGCGGCGGACAACGCGAATGGCGTGCTCGGCTCGGTTGGCGGGTTCACCGCTGCGCTTGTGTCCAGCGACCTCATCCAGATCAGCGGCACCTACGAGGCCGCAAGCTGATGTCGCCGTGCAGGTGGATCGATCCGGGCCCTACGGGGCTCTGCACGTTCACCCCGCCGCCCACCACGAAGACCGCGACCGGTTCGCTCCCAGAGACCGGCGGCTCCGGCGTTCTGCTGGCCGCTGCCCTGGCGTGCGTCGCTGTCGGTGGAGCGCTGCGCCGTCTCGCCCACCACTGACCCTCGGAGGTCGCCGTGTCGTTCACACACCCGCGTGCCGAATGGCAGGACCCGAAGCTGCCCGTGACGGGGCCGGCGATCGACTGGACTCGCATCGACACGGTGGCAGTCCACTACACCGCTGCCGACGACCTGATCGACGGCGACCCCGGCGAGCACGCTGAGAACCTGCCGGGCTACCTGCGGGCGATCCAGCGCGACTACATGACGCACCGAGTGCCGCCCTACTCGATCGGCTACGGCGTTGCCGTGGACTGGCTCGGCGGCTCGTGGGAGCTGCGCGGCGTTGACATCAAGTGCGCCGCCAACAAGGGCCACAACGAGCACACGATCGCGATCCTCGTGCTCGTTGACGGCAACGACATGGCCACCGACTACGCCGCCGCCGAGATCCGCAGGCTCATCGCCTGGTTCGAGCAGCTGGCCAGGCGCGAGCTCGCGATCACCGGGCACGGACAGCTGCAGGACCCGAACCACCCGACCGGCTGCCCCGGTAGTGGGCTGCGTGCCCAGATCGTGCTCGGTGAGTTCTCGCCGCGCTGGCAGCAGAAGCCCGAACCGCCCCAACCCCCGACCCCTACGGAGGACGACGTGAAGTACCTGCATGTGACCTGCCCCGGGAACCCAGAGATCCTGTACGCCTTCGATGGCTCGGGCTCCCACCTGATCGGGTTCTCGTCGACCGAGGATCGCGACAAGCTGGTCGCGGCGTACGGCGCTCGCAGCGTTGAGGTGTCAGCCAGCCAGTACGCCGAGCTGGTCGCACGAGCGGCGGCGGCCTGACATGGCCGACTTCGATCCTCGCGATGCCCTCGTTCGTGCTGATGCCACACACCCCTGACGAGTGGGTGATGAACATCAAGGCCATCGGGTCCGTCATCCTGTGGATCGCTGCGATCATCGGTGGGCTCGCCGTCATCGCCCGGGTCTCGCTCGAGACCGTGCCCGGCGGCCGGCAACTCTGGAAGCTGTACCGCTACCTGTTCGCCGACCCACTCCATCGGAGGCGCGTCGCCAATCTCGCTGCGGCCATGAAGGACGCGCTTGACGCTGTCGAGTCACGCGTGCTGACCGAGCTCGCCGAGCTGCGCACCGAGAACACCGCCGAGCATCGCGAATCCTGGCACCGGCTCGACACCCTCGAGGCACGCACCGCGGTCATCGAAACGAAGGTCGACGTGCACGCCACCCTCATCGATCGTGGCGCCGACCGGCTCGACCAGATGATCGCCCAGAACGGCAACGTCATCGCCGCGCTCACCTCGCTGCGCGAAGAGGTCGCAGCGTTGCGCACCACCCAACTCGCCACCACCAAGGAGACCCACCATGCTCAGTGACTGGATCCCGCCCAGCTACCGCCGGCGCGTGTACGAAGCGCTGGCCGCGCTCTACGCGCTCGAGCTGATCTTCGACGTCGTCCCCGCCGGCTGGCAGGACCGCATCGTCGCCGGTCTCGCCGTGCTCGGGTTCGGCCTCGCACGCGTCAACGTCGCACCGAAGGGCTGACCCGTGGCAACGCTCACCGCGAACATCCCGGTCTCCACCGACCTGTACACGATCAACGCCACCTCGTACGACACGTTCGCCTTGACGTTCGTCGACAACGAGACCAACCGATCCATGTTCCCGCAGTGCGTCGTCGACTTCGACTTCGCCGCCATCGCGATCCCATCCGACCTGCAGCAGTGGGTCACGATCACGTTCACCCAGCCGGCCACCGGCGGGGTGCAGGTCCGGTGGGCCGGGGGTGTGCGCGTGGACCCGGGCGTGTCGATCTCGCAGGCTGCGTCGGCAGCCACGACGGTCTACGCGTTCAGCTCGACCGGGCGCGATTGGACCGTGTTCCCGTCCGGCGTGTCCGGCGCGGCGGCCGACCTTTCCTCTCAGTATGGGAAGTACCTCGATCCCGCCTGGGGTGTGGATTCGTCGGACCCTGCGATCATCGCCGCCACCACCGCCGCCGCTCAGGACCTCATCGACACCTACGGGCTGCTCCCCGTTCCGCTGGGCATCTTCCGAGTGAACACGCTGACGCCCGTGGACGGTCTGCGGATCGTCGGGCACTCGTCAGCAGGCACAACGACCGATGACGACCTGCGCTCATCGCTCCGCTGCACGACGGGCGACCTGTTCGCCACCGACGGCACGGTTCACTACGTGCACGCCACCGACATGGAGCTGTACTGCTATGGGGCGAGCACGGGCGACGTCCTCTCCGGTGACTGGGCGTTCTCACGTTTCGAGCGGTGTTCCCTCATCCAGGGCCGTGCTGATCGTTCGGTGGTCAACGTGACGACGTGGATCGGCTGCCACATGCCCGGGACCACCGTCACGCACGTGCTGACAGCGACCGTGCCGACGATCAAGGCCGTCACGTCGGGCGGGAACATCAACTCGTCGTCGCTCAAGGAGATGGTGTTCGTCAACAACGGCGACTACGCAATCTGGATGGAAGCAACAGGCTCGGCCCCTCTGTCGCTCATCGACATCGAGAATGTGATCTTCGAGAACCCCAAGGGTGGGGCGATCAAGCTGCTCTCGGCGCTCGACTGCAACATCGACCGAGTGGGCATGTGGGACTTCACCGATCCCGCCACCGCACACCTCATCGTGATCGGTGCCAGCACTGGTCCCGCCTCCAAGAACAACACCATCAACCGGTACTTCCGTGACGCCACAGACGCCCCAGGCAGCGGCATCAAAGACATCTCCATCCAGTCGGGCACCACCGACACCAGCGTCACCAAGTCCAGCCACCAGGCCGTCGGCTCCACCATCCCCGTCGACTTCAACGGCACGACAGGCGAGTACGAGCCCAACAGTGGGGCGGTGTTCGAGGACGTGTCGGCCGCCAGGGCGATCGGGGACACGGGCTGGCGGCAGATCAGCGGCATGTTGGGTGCGGGCTGGTCGCCCGAGTTCAACGAGGCATCGAACCGCCTCCGTCGCCTCGGCAACACCGTGTACGTCTCGGCCATCATCAAGAACACGTCGGGCTCGACCAAGACGGCCAACGCCACGACCCTGATCCAGCCCGCCAGCGGTTGGGGGCCTGGGTACACGCCCGTGTTCAACTGCCCAGCAGTCGCAGCTCTCGGGGCGGTCGAGACCGTGGTGACGGCGGCCATGCTCGGCTCGCTGTCGAACAACACCGACATTCCGAACGGATCGACCATCGCCCTCACGGGCGAGGGGACGACGAACGAAG